ATTGGAGCTGCTGTTCACACTCTACAGTCTCCTGTACCCAATCGTCATATCCGCGCCCGCTCACGCGGAAGCGAACGTGTCGTTTACGGTTACTGGCCGGCTCTCCCTCCCTATGGAGAGTCCGGGAGTTTCGAGATTTACGATCTCGAGATTCGGACTGGTGTGACGATCCGGGTGTCTAACCCGGATCTCTTTTTAGCGAATCAGTTGGGCTTCGTCAACCCTCTGTCGGTAGCTTGGGAGGTTGTGCCTTTCAGCTTTGTCGTGGACTGGTTCATTCCTATAGGGGATTTCCTTTCTAGTATGACGGCGACTCTTGGATTGGAGCTGATCGATGGCTATACGTCAAAAGCGTGTCGCTACACGAAGTTTCAACTCAATTCGACTTACGTCTGGGATGGATCTAAAGACGTGCTCACTCCGGTTCGCTGGAATGGGCAGGGCTTTTGGACCACACGAGAGATGGGTGCTCTAAGCGCCTATCCCGACTTACGGCCAACTATCGGGCTCAGCCCGATTCGCGCGCTCACTTCTGTGACGCTTCTCATCCAAAAGCTACGCATGTAGCATAACCCTTTGAAAGAGAGAGCAATATGCCTCAGATGGCTGATATCACCGTCAAAAAGAACGACGGTACCACGGACATCGTCTATACCGCTATGATCCCCTCCGCAGGCGATAAGTCTGCGGCGATCTGGCGAAGCAACACTGTCGGTACGGCCGCGGCCTTCCGACCGGAGTTGCAGGCGATTAGCGCCCCGAACGGTCCTCGTACTGCTCGGCGCGTCGGTCTGAAGTACACGTACCCGTCCCTCGTGACGGGCAGCGATGGAAAGATCAATGTGTCGGATCGATTGATCCTCGAAGTCAGTGCCGTCGTGCCGCAAGGCATGCTCGACACCGACGTCAATGAGGCCGTCTCGCAGGGGCTCAACCTCTGCGCTTCGACTCTGATCAAATCGACCGTTAAGGCCGGCTTCGCGCCGACTTAATCCCATCATCACGTCTCTTCGGAGATCGCTAATGGCCCTAGGGCCGTGACGGAGACACTGATTATGATTCCACGTGACGTGGCTCATCCCATCCTCTGCCTTTGCGAGGAAGTGAACACTCCCCGTTCCCTGACAGTATCACTACTGATTCGGAACTCGGAGTTGGGTCAGCTTGTCAGCCTGACAACTGACCCTGCGCATTACACTCACTCCAACGCCTACTTTAGGGACGTCCTTGTGACGGATCTCTTGAGGAAGTGCCGCGGGCTCCCAACTGGCGTCGACCTTCGGGCCGCTGCCGTGGATGCCTTCTGGCACTCTGAGCGCGAGTGTTACCGTAGTAACGAGAGGTTGACACCCTACCTCTTTGGGGCTTGCCCTGAAGGAGTTTCTGGGCGTGTTTGGGATGTTTTATCCCTTGCGCGTAAATATGTTAGCTTCGTTCTCGGTGCGTGTCCGAACCTTCCCCCTCCGGGGAAGTTTGGGCCGGGTGCGACGTTTGCCGACCGGGGTTCTAACACCACGGTGCCTGACAAAATGTCTTCCTCACCTACCCTGACTAGTGGTGCACTCGGTGTGATCCCTTCGTGGGCACACACTGCTTGGGCGAGAGCCGTGTCATCACATAGAGGTTCGCTGGATCTGATCCGTGGGAATCGTTTCACAACGGTCCCAAAGGACTCTAGTAAGGATCGTGGCATTGCCATTGAACCCTCACTCAATGTCTTTTATCAACTGGGTTACGGCGACGCCATCCGGCAACGCCTTCTCCGAGTTGGGATAGATCTCCGCGGTGGTCAAGATATTCATCGGGCTAAGGCCCGTGAAGCCTCTGCGCGAGGCCACCTTGCCACAATCGACCTCTCCTCTGCTAGCGATACCGTTTGCACAGCTCTAGTCAAGCTGTTGCTCCCCGAGGCCTGGCACATTGCGCTGTCGGCCCTCCGCTCCCCGTTCACTCAGGTGGACGGGAAGTGGATTCGTTTGGAGAAATTCTCCTCGATGGGGAACGGTTTCACGTTCGAGCTGGAGACTCTAGTGTTTCTTGCACTAAGTTTCTCAGTGATGGCCTTGGGCGGTCACCTTCCAAAAGAAGGTGACAACCTACTCGTGTACGGTGATGATATCATCGTCCCACGTGAGTGCTATTCGGACGTCCTGGGTG